GGTTCCCGCTCACGATGATGTTACCCGAGACCAAATCGCCCGTGTACCACTTGCCTTCGCTGCGCCCTCTGAATAATATCTTTCTCACTTCTCCATTAGTTTTAATGACTACAAAGATACAAAATAAATTTGTAGATACAAATATTTATGCGGAAATTTACAGAAAAAATCGCTCTATCTCTTCGTCCGTCATGCCCTTGCTGGATGCGGTGAAGAAATCAATCGCATAACACATCACATCCACATACTCATCATGCGTCTCGGCAGGGAACCCGCAGACCTCCTGCACAAAGCCCTCGTTCCAATCGCCCTCCACGAGAATGACCCGCCCGCTCTCGACAAACGGGGAGCAGACGTTCAGCCTCGTTTCCTTGCTCTCCGTAGGGGTGGGGGTCTTGGTCACGTTCAAGTTCGTGTCCTCCCTTAACTGGTCTATCACCGAAAGACCATTGGCCTTCGGCTCGATCCTCAAAGTGGACTTCTTGTTGTAGTAGTTCTGCCCCACCCACTTGGGAAGGAACCGGCAAAGGTCGGGGAACTTCATGTTCACCTTCTTGGCATTGTAGATGTAGATGGAGTTCCTGATCATGCAGCAGGCGATGATTCCGCTCGGGTCGTTCGCTGTCTTTTCCGTGTAGGCCGTGTCGAGGAAGAAGTGCATCGTCTCGTTCAAGCGCAGGTCGTTGAAGTCCTCCATCGTGATATGGCCGAACCACTGCGACTTGATGATATTTCCTCCCTCGATGGTCGGGTGTTGCTGGTACAAGGCACTGAAGAACCTCGGGCTGCGCTGCTGCGCACCCAGCAAGGATTCCAGCGAGTGACGCTCTTCCCACAAGGCCTCGCCCACCTTGCGGGGGTCTTGCTTGTTTCCGTCATTCAGCGTCTCACGGATGGCGGGAATGGAAATCACCTCCCATTGGTCGGCCTCACGTTTCAAGATTCTGCCGGCAAGGTCGTCCTCGTGCCAGCGTGTCATGATGAAGAGCTGGCGGGAATCGTTGTGCAATCGGGTCATGAGGACGGACGTGTACCAATCCCACACCCTTTCACGATACGTAGGTGAGTAGGCTTCGAGTGCGTCCTTGACCGGGTCATCGATGATGGCTATGTCGGCAGGTGTACCCGTGAGGGAACCCGTCACGCCCACCGCCTTGTAGAACCCCTTCGCATCGGGCATCTCGAAGATGTCGGCATTTTTCTTGTAGCCCTTCTTGCGCCAGTCGAAGGTGAAGAGGTCGTTGTACTCCTGGCTCTTCATGGTCATTTGGATAGACCTGCCGAACTGACAGACGAGGTCTGACGAGTAGGACGCTGCCACAATCTTGAGGTCGGGATTCCTGCCCAGGGCCCATGCGGGGAACTGACGGGACACTATTTCCGATTTACCATGCTGTGGGCTTACAAATACCATCAGACGCTTTATCTTCCCATCGAACACCTGCTGGCACTTGTCAGCGATGAGCGTGTGGAACCATCTGCGGTCGTACTTCGGATTGATATAGTCAAGGTAATGAGCGAAACGGCTGCGGGCATTGACCCTCGCCAACTCCCTCTCCATCTCCAACAGCCGCAGCATATCCTCGGTGTTGAGTGCGTCCAACCTATCCTTCTTCCTCACTTTTTTCTGTTCGCTTGCAATCGTTGAATCTCGGCCATGATCTCCTTGCGGGTCAGTCCGCTGTCGGGATTGTTCGTGGTCATGTCAATCTGCTGGGCGGGAGCCTCCCCGCTCATCTCGAAGAGGTACTTGATGCTTGCCAAATCCAGCGTCTCGAAGGCTGCGTTGCGTAGTTTCGTCAGCAGTGCCTCCTTGAACATGATTTTCTTCCCGTCCTTGGTCGTTATCTCGGCATTGAGAAGTTTCTGCGCCACGAAACGTGCGTGTTTCTCTTCCGTCTGCTGCCTCCCTCGGGCCTTCCCGCCCATCTGCTGAATCTTCCTTGCTGATTCTTTGCTGCGCTTGTCGAGCGTGATTAGGTTCTTTTCGTTTGCCATATCCATAGATGTTAAAAGGAGGCAGACCGAATCAGACTGCCTCCATGGTGTCAATGTTATCTATACACGTGCGTTATCCTGCGCACTTATCTTATTTTCTAATCCATTTTTCGTGGAGGAAAATGCTCTCTATCGCTGATTTCCCCGCACCACCACTAAGGCTGACCGCTTTGTTCGTTGCTGCAATGCGCTTGAAGTCCTTCGGCATGGAATATTCGGAGATGTAAATGGGGAAATCCGCCTCTCTTACCCAGTTGTCAAATCTGTCTGTGTCAAACTCATGGAGATATTCTGCCGTCCCTCTGTAAGGCGGGTCGCAGTATACCACCGAATTGGGAGGTATCTCAACGGATTGGTAGTCGCCCATGTACACCTCCAACCTCTGCAACCTCTGCAACCTCTGCAACCTCTGCAAACTCTGCAAACTCTGCAAACTCTGCAAACTCTGCAAACTCTTAAGAATGGTGTAATAATTCGTCAGTTCGTAATAGTCCTGCTGCAAAGGGAGGAAACGCTGCATCTTCTGATATTCCTCGTAAGTGGGGAAAGCCCACTGCGACTTTCCGAAGTAATGACCCTGCATCTGCGTGCCAAGCCTTTTGCCTACTTCCGCTTGCGTAAGACCGCTCGTTTTCAAAGCCTGCAAAAGCACGCCTCTCAAACGCTCTTCCTCTTTCTCACCCAACTTCACCAAACTCTCTCCACGCAAGACGTAGCCGTAAATGTCCTCATAGGTCTTTTTCTGACCTTCCACGTATTCCATCCACCATTTGATGTACTTCGTTTTCAGAACACGTGTGTTCCTCTTTATCCATCCCGAAATGAGCGAATATCGCTCCGCTATCGTCTTGCCTATCGGCTGGGGGGCCGTTATCCCGAATGATGCGAACCCCGAAAGGTCACGGAAGAACACCGCTTGATGAATCGCCCTCTTCCAGGGTTCCAAATAAACTCCGTACATATACATCTGCTGATTATTGCCGAATGACCAGCACAAGCGCACGTAAGCGTCCGTGTCTTTCAGACGCTCGAAGTCATCCCTGCTTATCCATCGTGTCTCGTTGTGATAAGCCCCGTCAATGGCATTGCGGAAAAGCGCAGGCGCGTCCGTGATGTCGTTGCAGATAAAACGCTTGTACTTGCCCGAAAGCATGGCTCCGTGTGTGATGGCGCATCCTCCCGCAAACAAATCCACGAAAGTCTCGGCCTCCGGCAACTTGTCTATCACCCACGGCACGATTCCCGACTTGCTGCCCATGTACGGCAATCCGTAGTTCCTCATAAGCCCAAAGCCTTTAACAAACCTTCCCGCAAATCATCGTCAAACGTCTTGATGGCGTCTATGACATCCGCATACTCCACCGAATCCTTCAACGTGATGGATAAGGTGGTGGATTCCTTCACCGCCCCCAATCCGTCCGCAGGCTCCGAATCCTCGTCAGAAGGTTTTTCCGTATCGAAATCGGGCACATGGATGTCGCAATCCTCCAGCAGTTCCACATCCCAATCCTTGAGTTCCTCGTAATCCCACTCCCCATAGGACGAGTTATCCTTGAGGATGTAGGCGGCAAGGGTCTCCACGGAGGTCTCCTTGGGTATGACCTTCACGGGGCACTCCTTATAACCCAACTCCTTCATCGCATGGTAGCGCATATTGCCTCCGATGGTGATGTACGTGCCATCATCCATCGGGTACACCAACAACTCCCGAAGTGCAAGCATCTCGGGGTTGTCCTGCAAGGACTTCACCAAAAGTCGGTACTTCTCATCCTTTGCCAAACGGGGATTCTTCTTCAACCCCTCCAACTGGCCCTTGTTGGGCTTTATCTTACCTATCGGCAAGAGAATGCTATTGTTCAACTCCATAGCCTATAATGTTTAGAACGGAATCTCGCCTCTGTCCGCTTGTGCCTGCAAACGCTGTGACATCTGCTTTCCTCTCGCTGCCGCCTTGGTCGTACTCTTGTTCCAACCCATCGCCACGGCCAGTTCACTCTTCGTTTCCTTACTCATAAAACAATCTTTTTATTTAAGTTAATACTAAAAACTAATCGTCAAACTTCTTCTCCGTGATGCAATCCCATAACTTCTTCACCCGAACCGCCTTGTTGATGGTGTGGTACTTGTCCTCAATCTTCTTGAAGGTCTCGTAGTAGAAGTCATACAAGGCGGGATTCTCTTCGATGGTGAACTGCTCCAGGTTCTGACTTGGCCGAAGGTTTGCCGACCCGTGCATGACCACCTTCCTGCCGCCCTCGGTGAGGAACTGACACGTCTTGGTGTGAATACCGGCCACCGACAACTGAAACCTATCATCCTTATCCAGCATCTTGTAAATGTAAGGTATCGCCCGGTGCCTCTCGTGCGAGTAGAAGTAGTCGCTGATGATGATGGATAACTTGTCGATATACTTGTGCTCCATCAGAGCATTAAGAGAATCAATGTTATCCTGGCTCATCGAAAGCGTGGTGATGATCATCTCCTTCGCCAGCACGTTGTATTCCGTCAGATAGGCCTCGAGGTAATCCCCGAAGATGAACGACCCGGCCACGATGCAGTCAATGCGCTGGCCGAAGTCCAAATAATGCTCCTTGGCGAGTTTCTTCGCGTTCTCGTACTTCACCAGCCTCGGGTCATAGATCATCGCCTTGGGCTTGATATAGCGGGTCTGCTCCTCCGAGAACTCCAGCCCGTCAAAGGAACTCATGTCAATGTCAAGTTCCACCGCACATTGGTCTTTGTAATCAAAGCCCAAATCCAACTCCAAATCATCTTCCATAATTCTTAGTTTGCTACAAACATACAAATTTATTTCTTATCCACAAATTTTAAAGCGGATTTTTTCACATTGCCCCGTTGTCGGCAAAGGAATAATAATCCGTCTCGGTCAGAATAATGGAATCCACCAAACGGATGTCGAAGAGGGCCAGGGCCTTCAACAACTTCTCCGTCTCCACCCCGTCATTCGGTGAGGGTTGGCTCTCCCCGCTCGGGTGGTTGTGCAGGAACACCACCCCCTTGGCGAGGCTGTCGATGGCATACTTCGCCACGATACGGAGGTCTACCACCGCACCATCCACACCGCCCTGCGAGATTTTCGCATAGCCTATGACCATTGATGCCCCGTTCAGCAAGATGATGAACGTGCTCTCGTAGATGAGCATATCATCGAAATAAAACTGACGGGCATAGTCCGCAGCGTCCGCACTGCATCTGATACGCTTGGAATCGAACTCCTTGCGCTCGGCTTTCAGTGAATACTCTATCGCTTTCATGCCGTTTCCTCCACCTTATCAAAGAAGTTGTTAGCCATCTTCACCGCCTCGGTGAACGTATGCGCCCTCAGCGTCTCTTCGACACCGTCACAATGCACGAACACCGTCCATCCTCCGTTCTCTTGGTAAATACATCCTGCGTGCTCACCGTCCTTATAGATGATGTTATCACGCCTTACCACTATTCGTATCATACTCTTTTATTTTTTATACCTCGTACTCAAAGATGTCGATAACATGAAGTCGCTGGCCCTTGTCGCATTGCGTCAAGATGTCGAGCAAGTCCACCTGGGTGCATACGTTCGCCTCGTTCAGAAGGAACAGCACTCCGTCATGGACGGGATAGTCCGCAAACCTGCGTATCTTCCAATACACGTAATACAAGTCCCACTGGGCCTTGTTCTCGATCAGCCCCTTCAAGTCCTGGAGGCGGTCTTTCATCAGTTCCCGTGCCCCTCCGTTGTAGGTGAACACCCCTCTCTTGTAGTCCAGCACCCCGTCCGTCTGCTGGGCGAAGGTCTTGCAGAACTTGTCCCGAATCCGCTCATCGCAGGGACCGGGGCTTACGTATGAGAAGTCCGTCCCGCTCCATACAATCTGCTCGGGGATAACCTTCGGGCAGTCCTTGTTCTCGCTAATCTGAATGATATATCCTTTCATTGCCCTTCCTCCTATTCGTGGTAATCCAAAATATCAATCACGTAGAGTTCCAACCCTTCGGGCTTTCCGTCCAAATCCTCCAGCAGGCTCATCTGCCCGGTGATGTAATCATCGCTGTCCTCGATGAACCACAGACCCTCGCACAGCGGATTGACCGCCTCCGTGCGCACTCTGTAATATCGGTGCGGAACGGAGAATGATTCGTCTCGGGCCGTTTCCACTATCTTCTCGAGGCAGTCGCCCAGCAACCGCATCGCACCGCCATGATACGTGAACACTCCCTTCTCGTAGGTGAGCACCCCATCGGTCAAGTCCGCAAAGTACTGACAGAACTTGTCACGCTGCTCTTCGGTGAAGTCGAAACGCTGCACATAATCCATATCCGTTCCCGCAAGTTCAATATCTTCGGGATGCACCTTGCAACAGTGCGGTTGGTCACTTAACTGAATAATCTTTCCATGCATATTCTTTCCTCCTATTTTGTTTTGATTGTCCGCAGGGCTTATTTAAAGCCCCGCATTTCGATTTTCTTTCTCTTTTGGTATAGTTAATCATCTTTCGGCTCGAAAGTCGCTTAAAAGGCAAATCTCGGCTTACCAAAACTTCTTTCTCCATTCGTCCGTCTTGCGGAACTCCAACTCACGCTGGTAGCCGTTGTCCTTATAATGCTCCTTTATCTTTTCGTTCTCATACTCCAGCTCGTCATTGCACATCATGATGGATTCGCCATTAGTGTGGGGGTCGCCAACCTTCTCCAAGTCCTTACCTGCAAACACGTGCAGGGGAAGGAGAATCTTCATGTGCGACTTCTCCGGCCATCCCTTGTCGTAGCGGATGGCGAACATGAAGGTGTCGTTGTCGTACAGCAACTGGCCCACATAGGTGCAATAGTTCATGCGGAACTTCACATAATCTCTCTCGAAGAGCCTTTCATTGTTCTTGTCCAGCAAGCCCACATACTCGTCAATCGAGCCTTCCCAAACGGATTCCTCCTTTCCATACTCACCGGTGGTACGGATAGCGTAACCTTCGCCTAACTCGATAAGGTTGCCGACTACCCACTCATCGGTATGGATGAGCCGTGTTCCTCTGAATAATATTCTTCTTTCCATAATCTAAAGTGTTAATTAGTCAATCCATTTAAATGCCTTGCGGTATTCCTCCATATTCTTTCCCATCTCGATATTCTCGTCAAGCACCTTGCCCAACTCTCCGCAATACACATCGTAGTCAAGCACCTTCGTGCCCTTCCCGTCCTCGAAGTAGAGCAGGTAGCAGTCACCGCCCTTGTCATACGACACATACACATCACCCTTGAACAGCCGGCCGTTCACCGACAACTTCAACGAGGGCTTGCCCTTGTACATGGTAGCCACCTTCTTGTGCAGTCCCCACGATCCGAGAACCATGATGCCCACCGATGCCTTAATCTGCTGGTAAGCGGTGTTCGCTATCTCCAGCACTTCGTCCATGTCAATTTCTTCGTTCATAATGCTTGATTGTTTAATGTTTCTTGAATGTCCCAAATGGTCTCCACGAGGTTGTCGCCCATGTCACCGAACCAAATATTATCGCTCAATTCATACGTTCCGTCCTCGTTCTTCGTTACCTCGAAGAAGTGATCATCTTGCTCGCTGACCTTCCAAAACGTGGTGCCGGTAAGGTGGAAATACTGAAAATAATTCTTTTTCCATGCCTCGTTGTCTCTGCCCTCGGTTTCAATATAATCTG